AAATTATCAGATTACGAGACAGCAGTAGCAGATGAGTTCGCTACGAATGAGGATATGCAGAAACCACCTCCGGTTGTAGGAACGAGGACTATGAATATTAATGGTAAGGAAGTTGAGTACCCTGTCAATGAAAAGGGCAATGTTCCATATGACGTTTATCAAGCGGCATTGGAAAGACAAAAAGAACTACAGGAAGAAATAGAATCCGAGTATGCAATTTTCAGAGAAAGACAAGCGGGCGGCTCTAGTGAGTTAACCCCCGGTCAACAGTCGTTCATTCATAGGACTAGGAGAATGAGCAACCAACCACCTGCACCACTAGGTGGTGAATCCTCTTACAAAGAGGCATGATTATGTCTTGGCAGACTATTCTGAAAGCGGATAGTCTGCTTAAGGCTATGCCAATCAAAATGAAAGGTGCTAAGAATCGAAGGGCTAAGGTATTCGATTTGATAGTGGGAGTCTCTCCATCGGCATCCTTCAAGGAATTCAGAGAACCCACTACCAAGGAGAATCTCAAGGAACACCTATTGAGCATGGAGGACCGCTCAAAGACTAGGAGACTTCTGAATAGCCTCAAGGACATAATGGAAATGGACGAGGAGGACTTCCATGAACTACATGAGGGCAAGCCGGGTTTCAACTACAGGAACTACAAGAACGTCCGACAACCAGCATTGGGATTCTTCAACGAGTTGATGTCTGAGATTGCAAGACCAGAGGGAGAGAAGCGAGACAAGATTTCACCGAACCTGCTCAGTGCGATTGAGAAGTTCAAAGCGGGAGATGACTCTGCTCTCATGCCTATGCTTGAGAAAGGTACTGAGAGATTCAAGAATCAATTGAGACAGGTAATCGATGACGAGTTCTACGCCGCCGCCAAGCAATCTGAGAACAACGAGAGGCTTGTAGAGTTGCTTGCCAATGTCGACTCTGAGTTTGCGAGGAAGGCTAAAGCAGAGAAGACTGATTATACTCCAAAAGACCCATTGACCCCACATGATGTCATTAACTATCTAGAGACTGGCTTCAAGGTGAAGAAGTTTGAGAGGTTCATTGCGCCAAGCCGTAAGGATAACATGGATGGGACTGACTTCACTAGTTTATTCGGTGGGGTTGGCAGGGCAAGAGTACCAGCGACATTACAGGCATTCATCAGGACAGACAACATAGACACTTTCCCAATTTCGGGAGGCTCCAAGGCAGTTGGTGAGGGTAGGATACAGTCCATACTACAGGAAGCAGATAGGGAAACTGAGACAGAGGATGTTGTTGACGTTGCCGAAGTAGGTGCAAAGGATATTCCATCCGTCCTTGAGGACTACAGAAAATCTCAAGTCTATGGTGGTAGGGATGATAATGTCAGAAACAGGTTGTTGACCTTCAGGAATGCACTTGTGAAGAAGGGTAAGACAGATGACGTTAAGCATCTAGATGCCATCATAGAAGCAGGTCAGTATTACCTCACCGAGCAGGAGTACAGTGAGTTGGCTGATGGTGAGAAAGGAACTGATGTCAAGGGAAACCAAGTGAATGATTGGCACTTGAGGCGGAGATTCTCACATCTGTTAGATGGGGATGAGTTGAAACCCGGAGCCTCTGATTTGCTTGATGATATTGAGGATGACCTTGTAGGATTTCAGAGAGGCAAGGTAACAACTGACGCCGGAGAGACTGATAGGACAAGAGATGACCCAAGAAAACCAGAATCAAAACCATCATCATCCTTCTTCGTCGTAGACCTCACTGGTAGCAAGGAAGAGTTACAGAGCAGGTTGGATAGGATGAAGAAATTGTTCTCACAATCTGTTGAAGAAGGAGTAGATGCCCTTCTCACATCTTTTGATGTGGGAAGGAAGGAGGGAGCGAAGAACCAGTTCCAGACACTCTGGCGACCAGAAGCAAAAAAGTTAGCCGTGGGAAACACAGTCACCTATGAGGGGCTTGTGTCATTGTTGATTAGTATAGAAGAAATCTATGGTACTGGTGATGGGGCAATTTATGATAGGACGAAAAAATATATTAATTCAGGTGAAGAGTCCGATGAAGACAATTTGGAAATTGTGCTAAAACGGGACTACCCAAAGATAAGAGAACTATTCTTTTCCTATGTTAGTAGTGCAATTGAAAAAATTGCTAACCTAACAGATGATGACGAAAATGTTAAGGACAATCCTAAAATGAAGACATTCAGAGGCTATGTCCGTACTAACTTGGTGAACTGATATGAATCTAGATGAGAGTCAAAAGCAAGAGGTCTTTGAGGCCTTTGTCTCAAGTGCTAGAGATGGCCGGAGAATGATTAACAAACTCTTGAAAGAAAGTGGAGTAACGAATTCTGTTCAACGTAGAGAAGAGAGTAACCAATGGAAGACGAGGCTAACTGCGGAGTTTGCTCAGAACGGCTCTTATCTGAAATCATACCTAGAGAAGAACAGTTCCTCACCCAAGGAAGGCGAGGATACAATCTTGATGAACAAGGATGGTAAGACATTGATTCAACCCTCTATCTCACAACTTAAGACTCAAGACCAAAAAACAGAGGAAATGGTTGAGAGGATGCCTGAAGGATTCAAGGAGTCTTTCGGTGATGACACCAATATGATGCTCAGTCAGATTCTAGTTGAGTTTGGTGAAGCGAAGACACCCAAGAGTTCTGGGTATCTTCAACTTGCAACTAAAATCAGGAATAATTTTCGGGTGAATGGGAGAGTACTTTCTAGTGAAGTAATAGGTAGGATGTTCAATGAAGGTAAGGGAATTCCAGAGAAGTATGACATTACTCTCGCTATGGGTAAAGGTAAGAAGTTTCAGGATAACAAAGCAAAACTCCTACCTCTACTGCAAACAGTTTCTTCAGAATATGAACAAGCAGTTCGTCCATTTATGAGAAAACTAGATGAGACTGCGGGGATGAGTGATAAGAAAGAACTGTTCACGTTCTCTGCTGGAACCATCTCTGGTGACAAGAATCTGAGATACACAGAAGATAGGAAGGACGTATATCGGTATTGGGAAGACATCAATGACAAGTATGGTGATTTTCAGGATGCCTTGGATGATGTGATTGCTCTTGATATGGATTCCTTGAGTTCCTTGAAGGAATATGCAGGTAAGGATTTGAACTATGTCTACGAATTTGACAAAGAGGACTCCGAAGTTAGATTCCCATCGCAAATAAGCAGGGTTTTTAGTTCGCTTGACAAGGTAGTGGATGATTTGGAAGACCTTCAAAGAGTAGACCGTAGAAATATAGAAACCGACCAAGGATTCTCAGGGAGAGGCACTGACCAGCAAATTAGGACTGATGCTGAGAGAACTGGAATTGGCTTTGAAGAAAATCCTGAAATGGAAAGTGAGATGGCAGAGTTTGCTGAATTGCAAGAGGCAGTTGAAGATTCTAGGGAACAACTGAGCAAGGTTGACCCGCTATACAAATACATAGTTGAGAAGGTAGATTTGTTTGATGACCCAGTAATGCTAGAAGATGAGATAAGTGAATTCAGGCGGGCGTTCAAGAAGGGCATCACATACCTGTATGATTTGGATTTCGATGAGACAATAATAGATTACTTGGAGGAATTGTCTAAGACTGCCAGTAATGCACCAGAAGGAAACTTGTATCTTCCGATGAATGATGTCCTATCATCCTTGGCCTCACGACATGATGCTGGTGAGATAGACCAGAGGAAGAAACTCATTGCCAAATTCTTAGATACTGTTGCTAAGGTAGTGATGGTTGAGGAACCAACCGGGTCAATTAGAGATGCGTTAGCAAACTTGGCTCCATTTGAAGGTGTACCCGGTAACATACCAAGTCGTGCTAAGGCTAAGTTTGATGAATTGGTTAAGCAAATCAGTGAGTTCTTCTTCATACCACTCACTAGTAGCCACTACCCATTCGCAGACAAGTTGGATTTCAGAACTGATATTGACTCAAACACAGAGAGACTATTTGCAATCATAACTAGCAAGAACTCGGACATTACGGAGAATGCGTATCTCTCCATCATAAATCAAGAACTCCAAGATGCCGCTTTCATCGATATCAGCATAGTTGAGGAAATCGCTGAGTTACTAGAGGAGGCTACATCCCCTGATGCCAAGTCAAACATAGATGCTTTCAAAACCAAACTAGAGCAATTACATGCCTTCTTGATTCCAGAGGTATTCAGTGTCAGTCCTGATTCCACCATAGGGGAAGAGGGTAAGGAAGAACTAGGTGACTACTTCAAGTCCACATTGGAATTGAATGATGTTTCACTAGATGATGTTGTGATATTTGATGAGCCAGCAGAAGATTGGGAAGGCGGAGATGTGGGGCCAGTTCGTTCTGTCATAAGTCACATAATAAGAAGAGAGGACTCGTACAGAGCATTGGATGACGCAGAGAGCATCTCAGCATTTGGTACTGCTATTGATAGGTTGAAGGCCGCACAGACATCAATGAATGTTATCAAATCCGATGTGGAATTGGATTTGCTACAGGCCCATGACTCCATTAGGAAAATGCTCGGCAAACCAGTTTACTATAACACTTCCAAATTAGACAACTTTGAACATGTTAACACTGCAATGACAGTACTGAAGAGAGATTACAACCTTGATGTCTCAGCCATAGAAGTCGAGAATATCGTAAGTGACTTCGGCTCTATGGATGATATTGCGACTAAGCATGGGGTATCACCAGAAAGTGTCTATTTCTTGAAGGGCAATTTCCGGTGAGTAAATGGCATACTCAGACAATGACTTCAGAGGACCATACTCCGAAGCAGATGTCTATGACATATTCGACAAGCATGGGATATACTACAAGAGAAGGCCAGAGAGATACAACCTCTTGGTAGGTTCACCATTTGAACAGATGAAGAACCCTCAATATTGGGTTGCCTATCACACGGAGTCGAACAAGCCAATCGCAGTTCATGGGGTGGGCGAATGGAAGAACGTGTATCTCGGTGCTGGGTTAGCGAGTTACGGTATTGAGACTGGATTGCCGGAGGAAGAAACTGGGGGAGCGGGCGAAGCAGTTGCCAATCATGTCGTTAGCATGCATGGTGACAAGCCATTCGTGATATTCGCAAATAAAAAATCAAAATCCATCTTCAATGGTGCTGGTTTCTCTGATGTTCAATTCGATGAGGATGGTACTGTTGTCGGTCAGGAGGATGTACCAGAAGATGTTGTTGATACCATCGAGCGTCTGCATGCAAAGGGAAGTTCTTCAGAAGCAGTCAGGAAGTTGTTAGTCAGATATGCAGATAGTTGGTTCATGGGGTTGAAGGTATGACAGAACTAGAGGGCATGGATTTCATGTCCGATATGGATATGGAGATGTCAAAGACATCGTTCCCATACTTCTTCAAGAACGTACTCGGTATGATGTTTCCCGCATACATGCAAGAGTGGTTGGATTCTATGCATACCACGGATAGGACCGTTATCATCTGTAGTAGGGACCACGGTAAATCAGTCTTCATGCATTGTTGGGTAGTATGGAACCTAGTATTCCAAGAGCCTCCATTTCAGATGCTATACATCTCATCGAACCAAAAGCAGACTCTGGTTCACATGCGAGAGATTGACAGGTACTTCAACCATCCAGCATTGAAGAAATACAAACCCACTAGGGGTTGGGCTATTGGGAACATACAACTGACCAATGGTAATGCAATACTTGAGCGTTCAGTTGGTTCTCAGATTCGTGGTCTTCACCCGCAGGAGATTATCATTGACGACCCTTTGAAGGAGTTCAGCATTTCAGGAATTCAAAAGGTCACTGATTGGTTCTTCGGTGATATGATACCCACACTTCACCACACCTCAAATCTAAGAATGATTGGAACTCCGTTTACCTACACCGATATATTCGCACAGTTGGAAGAGAACGAGGCATATTCAGTGAAGAAGTACCCCTGTCTCAATTCACTCAACGAACCACTCTGGCCTGAGCGTTGGGCGTATGATGCTCTCATGCAAAGAAAGGCCGAGATTGGTTCTCTCAAGTTTACAAGAGAATACCTATGTGTTCCAATCTCCACTGGTACTGCATTGTTCAATCCAGATTTCGTTCAGGCTTGTAAGAACAAGGACTTTGTTTTGAAATTAGGAAACCGTCGAGACAAGGGATACAGATACTATGTGGGAGTCGACCCTGCTATCTCCACGGATGGGGACTACAATGTAATTACTGTGCTGGAAGTAGATGAGAATAAGAACAAGACAATTGTTCATGTTGATAGAGCCAAGAACGTAGAGTTCAGGGAGAACATCGAGAAGATTAAACTCATTGGTCAGATATTCCAACCCGAAGAAATTCTCTACGAGACTAACACGTTTGCCAAGGCATTCACACAGGAATTGAGAAGCGTATCAGATTTGAATGTGAGAGATTTCAATACCACTAGGAAGAACAAACAGGAAATCATTCTGGCATTGCAAATGAACATTGAGAATCAGAAAATGAATTTCCCATATGGCGACACTGCGAGTAAGAGGGTCAGTAACATGCTGATTGAGGAATTGTCTATGTTCTCAATAACTAGTGCTGGTAGATTTGAAGGTGTGGGGGCGCACGATGACATGGTAATGAGCCTCGCTCTGGCTAACGCGGCATCGCAACACCAAGGGGAGGTTTTCATGTTATTAGATGATATGGAGATTTTCGATGACCCCGCAACAACAATTAACAATCCTCTCGACGGAGTAGTTGGCATGAACTTTTATTAGGTGAGAAAATGAGCGAAAAAGGAGATAAATTACGTCAAGCCGCCCAAGTCGCTGACCAAGTAAAGGAACTTCAAGATGAGCAGGAAGCACTTACTGATGAACTCAAGCAAGGTTGGTTAGTTGCTCAACCCACCAATGACCATACCCAAATAGAGAAGGACTACGCCAAGACCTTTGAGATATCCCTTTCCGATGCCAAGAAGGAATTGACTACCAACGTCAAGAAATATGAGATTGAAGGCAAGGACATACCAGACATGGTAAAGAGCCTTAGAGATTTCAGGAGAACCCTGAAGGGAGATGAGAAGAAGGCAATCACACTTTCCATTGACAATCTAATCAAGGCATATGCAGACCATCTAGATTCTTCTATCGATGACATATACTGGGTTTCTAAGTACAAGCCTCTTGTTAAGGAGATGAATTGTACTGAAACGGATTTGATTAAACTATCACTAATTTCAACAGAGGGTCAGCGAAGAGATACTATCGACTTGCTATGCAAGTTCTGGGAGACTAAATTAGACAGGCAAGACGTAGACTTCGGAGTAGATTATGCTAGGTTGTCTAAGGATATGACTAGTATCAAAAGAAAATTCAAGAATAGCATCAAGAACATGAAAATATCAAAGAGCCAAAAGGAGACTATTGCTGACCATATCTTGAAATGTGTCGTTGAAGAACCCGGAATCTCCTCAAGGCAGATTCATGAGAGATTACCTAAGAGACTCTTCAAGAAGACTTCCCCTAGTATAATATCCAAGATTGCCATAGGTAAGGAGATAACTAACGTTGATGGTTCCTTCTACAAATTCAATGATGAGATAAAGAAGGACATCTACGCATACACTGCGGCCTTCATAGACTCGGATGGCTACATCACGATGGACAAGAATTACAACCCTAGAGTCGGTCTAATCGCAACAGGCAATCGTGGTAAGGCTTTCATGCTAGAGATGAAGAAGTCCCTAGGTTGTGGTAGACTACACCTAGACCAGAAATCTCCTCAAGATACCAGACCAGTGAACAGACTGAACTTCTACTCTGCGGCAGATGTTGGTGAGATTCTGACAAAGTGCTTACCACATCTGAAGTTGAAGAAGGCTAATGCTGAGATTCTACTTGAATTATTACGAATGAAGAAATCCCACAAGAAGGCAGAATGGTACGTGAATAGGAAAGATGAACTGTTCAAGTTGATGAAATACGAGAATCACAAGGATAATGTAAGATATGACTTTGGGAAGTACAACATCAACATCGACACTGTAGCCAAACTACATGATAATTGTATGATGAATGAGATGGATAAGTTAGAAGGAGTTGTGGCATAATGGTAGAACCAGAACCAAAGAAGAGAAGATTTTCAATTGCAAGGCTGTTTAGGGATACCACACCGAAACCAGAGGATAGAACCATATTCAATCCGGGGATTCAGGAAAAGGATACGTCATATTTCCTAACCACTCCCATCATCTACAACCTAGCAAAGCAATCTACTATCGTTAGAACTTGTACTACTCAGTTGAAGCAGGAGATATTCAGGAGAGGATACATCTGGGAAGAGGCGTTCGTAGCCCAATGCAATTCCTGCGGGAACAAGCATCAGAGTCCAGTTAAGGAATGTGCAGACTGTGGTTCTACTGATTTGAGAAAGCCAGACAAGGCCCAACTCAAATACGCTCATCAATTCTTAGAGCAACATGTCAACAAGTCTGAGCAACTATTCATTGATGTATTGAAAGAATTGGAAGATGACTTGAACATAATCGATGATGCTTACTTGGTTATGGTAAAGGAATACTACTTGGATAACAATAACTGCATCAAGATGCATAGAATCAAGGAGATATACAGAGGTGACCCTGTTACCTTCCACCTATACACAGATGACGTTGGGCAAAGGGGCATCAAGGGATTCACATGCCTACGCCATAGAAACCAACTCGCACAGGACAAGCATGAGAATTGTGAGGTTTGTGGTAGTGCCATGTTCCCTGTTCACTACGTCAATAGGGTGAATGGAGAGGAACAGTATTTCGTCAAGGGAGAAGTATTGCACTTCAGCAAGTACTCACCTTCTAGGCTCTATGGTACATCACCCATAATCACATTGTGGAATAACGTAACTACTCTAATGGCTATGGAGAATTACGTCAATTCATCATACACCAAGGCAAGAATGCCAAGGGGATTGTTAGCAGTGCAAACTAGGAACATCGATTCTATGAAGTCATTTTGGCGAGGGGTCAAAGAGAAGATTGAGCAAGACCCCCACTTCATTCCCGTTATGGGAATAGAGGCAGAGAATGGAAAGGGTTCTGTTGAGTGGATTAACTTCATGAATACCTTGAAGGAGATGGACTACATTGCTGTCAAGGAAGACTTGCGGGATAGGATTGCCGCATTCTACGGAGTCAGTAAAATCTTCATGGCAGACAACTCTGCTAGTGGTGGGTTGAATAACGAGGGCATGCAAATACTCGTAACCAACAGAGCAGTTGAGATGGCACAGACGATTTGGAATAACTACGTCTTCCCATTCATGACTCTAGAGTTTGGCATCAGTGATTGGAATCTCAAGTTGCCCCCATCAGAGGAGGAGGATGAGATTGCAAAATTGAGGAAGCGAGAGATAGAAGTCAACGTTGCTGGGGCTATCAAGAATCTAGGCTTTGAGGTAGATATGGATGATGACGGTAGATTCACTTACTACAAACCAGAACCAAAGGAAGACCCTAATGCACAGGAAGGTGCAGAAGGTGAATTTGAGTTGGACCCATACGCAGGTACGGATATCGACCAATCACAATTAGGTCAAATGATGGAAGCCGGAACAAGACCAACCGCCGAGCAAGCAGGAAAACCCGCTACTGTGAAAGGCAGAAACAAACCTAGTATGAGTGAGGGTCCAGACAAGCGATTCTCAGGATTACCAAAGGAAGCAGGTAATCGTAATGTCGATAGGCGAACAGAGAGGCGGGTAGGTTGAGCGACCTTCTTGAAACGGCAAGGAAATGGAAAGAAGAGATTGACAAATTGAATGCAGAGACAGATAAGAGACTAGAAGAATTTCTAAAGATGAGTAAAGAAAGCAAAAAATGGAGGAAGAAAAATGAGTGAAGAAAAAAGTGTAAGGCAGTTGGAAAGAGAATTGAAGGCGGCTAGAATAGCAGAACGAAGAGAGCAAGTAAACAAGGTGAAGAAGAATAGGGACTATTCCGTTGCTGGTGTCGATAAGAGTACGACAGTAGAGAAGAAGATACCTACATCTGCTGACATCCCTGATGTTATCATCTTACCTAAGAAATCTAAGAACCGAAAAGAAAACATTCCATTCTAGGTGAGACATATGCTACTTCTGAAGGCCACCATTGAAGAGCAGGAAGAAGAGAAGGAAAGGTTGAATGAAAACATCAGAGCAAAAATCAAAAAGTTGTCAGGTGCAAAGAGAAAGGAATTCGATGCTGAACTAAAAAAGAGAATGGATACTTGGACTAGGGATTACATCGCAGGAAAGTCTGCCCCATTCATGAATGAGATTATCAGTGGTAGGGTGAGAATACCCCCTGAATTCCAAAAGAAGTATGACAAGTTGAAAGATAAGATTGAGAAAGAGATAGAGTATCCGTCCCGTAGTAAATTGACTCTTACCCAAGACAAATTGTTTGATGACGAACCTGATGCCGTTGACTTGACTATGAACGATGTTACCATCGACTATGATGATGTCATCAGTAGAACCCAATTGATGAAAGCGTGGGTTAAGCATACTAAAGGCGCGGATAAGAAATTTCCAACCGTGAAGGCCAAGGACTATGATTACCTTGAGGATAAGGATGGTGTCATGGATATTGCATACAAGGACAAGTATTCCAAGGAGGCTCTGAAAGTACCTAAGAAGGAGAAGGGAGAATCTGCCGAGGATTTCAAAGAGCGAAAGAAAAAGCATCAAGAGTTCAAAGACGAGTTTGAGAACGAAAAAGAACTTTGGGATGATTATGTTACTACTTTTGGCGTAGAGTTTCCTACTGCTGTAGAAGATGCAATTAAAGAAGGCCCCAAGGATGCTAACGGCGAAAAAAATCTTAACTACAGTGCAGTTGTGGTTGAGGATTTTGAGAAGAAACTGAGTGAGTTGTTTAGGAATCCAGAGGTATACAATTCTAAGAAGTTGAAATCCCAATACCAATCTAAGAAACTAGCAGAGATGCTCGTTAAGAATGAGTCAATGAAGGAACTATTTGAGGAGATGAGTCGTAAGCAACTCTCTCCCCCTCAAGACGAAGTGGATGAGAAGAGAGATAGAGTCGCGAAATTGATATTTCTCAATCTATCAGGGTCTACGCTACCAACAGGTGGGGAATTAACAGAGGAAAAGGATGGTGAAAAGACCTTCCAAAGAGCATATACTGTTATCGGTGGTTGGGTAAGGGATAGAGGCTTGCGTAAGAAGTTCGTAGATGCTAGAGACAAAAACCAAGATGAAATCCTATTGAAGAATGAGGTTGAAGAGTATAACGATTTGCTACGCGCACTCTATAACAAGAAAAGAGATAAGTGGTTGAAACGCCACTATGATATCGTTGAAATCGACAGTAAAGGAAAGGCGATAACCGAAATCAAGAAGTATCTGAGTAAGGAATTCGGAGTGAAGGGCATCAGTATAATCACCAAGGAGACTGAGATAAAGGATAAGGACTTGCGTGAGGATTTCAATCAGGGAAGAGACATACTCATAGAATTCAACGTTAAGGGTAAGACGAGGCAGGAGTCCCTTAACAAAATTAAACAAGCCCTGAATAGAATGGCTGAATATGAAGCCACACCGGACTCTGGTGATATTAAGAGTGCTAAACTTGTTAAGAAGCAGAGAATAGCAGTTAATGCATATGAGGAAATCCCAAATAAACTAAGGGAGAATTTGAGAAAACTACTCTTCAAAGGCAAACTGCCAGATGAAGATGATGGTTTAACTGATTTATTCATTACTAAAGACAGTACTTGGGTTAGTGGTTCATGGACGAATCCAGTCATTAGGGAAGATGCTCGCGGGCGAGAGGCAACTGAGATGATGAAGGACTTGATAGAAATCTCTGGTGAGGACGAGATGAGGCCACCGAGAAAAATCAAGGAGTTGGATGTTGCTAGAAGAAAGGTGAACTTCCTACAGGAATCTAAGAAAGACCAAGATAAATTGGAGAGAAAATTCACCATTGACAGACTCATTCAGAATGACCCCAATTATGATACAGTTAGAAAGAACTTGATTTTCTTAGAGGATGAGATAGAGGACAACATCAAGGTCTTGCTTGATAAGCGTAGAAAAGTCAAAGGTGGAGAACAGATAATACATTCACAACTAGAAACTGTTGCTAATCTTGTTGCCTACTACAACGTGAGCATTCAAAACTCGGTGGGACAAAAGGCACTTCGTGAATTCAAAGTTCTCAACAACCAACTGGATAGAGCAATACTTGACCTCAAGAAAGCCTTGAAAATTCCAAAAATAGACTTGTCAAGTATGGACTTCCGAGAGTTGCAAGCACATGAGGAAAAGGAAGAGAAGCGTAGACAGAAACAATGGGATAGAGCCATTGAGAAAACTAAATCAAGAGTAGCACCCATATTTGAGAAAACCCAGAAAATCCATGAATCCTTCTCAAAGGATAAAGAAAATGTGGCTGATAAGAAATCCCCGTTCAGAGGTTCACTGGAAGATTCGCTACAGACACACGCTAAGAAAGCAGATTTCGATTTGGATGGTTCTATTGAGAAGGCTGAGAAAGAAGTGGAAGGAAAATATAAAAATTCCTCAATCGATGAGTTTAACGAATTGGTTAAGACAATTACAAAGCATGCGGATGAATTGCAAGCGATATATGATAATCCAGAAGAATATGCTGAAGAAGGTGACCCAATTGAATTTGAGAGTGGGCCAAAACGAAGACGCAGAAAGAAAACTGACTTTACACCAAAGGCCATATCAGAAAGAAAAAAGAAGATTATAGCAGAGTTGAGAGAGGAGAATCCTAAGATGCCAATTGAGGAACTAGAGAATTTGGCAATGCAACAACTCAAAGAGAAGAGTAACAAGAAGAGTAATTAGCGAGATAGGTGTGGGACGAGTATGAATTGGCAGGATATTCTCAAAGCCGATTCTGTTCTAGATAAGATGAATCCCAAGCAGAAGAAGAAAATCAAGAAACTGCTACAGGCCTCTCAACCAACTGAGATGTTCGGCAAGGATATGACGAGGCTCTCTGATTTGATAGACGAATTGAGTGGTGTTGAATTCGTGAAGTCAAGTAAGTCATTACAGAAGAAAGTCACTGGCTTTGAGGAGAAGAACTTAGATATCATGGCATCAGCCGCAGAACTAAGAAAGGACTACGAAACACTTTACTTACAAATTAGAGAACAGATTTATCCAAAGAAGAAAGGGGGCAAGAAGAAATGAGTTGGAAGAAAATAATGAAAGAAGAAGACGGGGCTTTTTTAGAGTCAGGCCAAAGAGATGATATTGCAGAGTGCGCTCGTAAATTAGAAGGGCTGTTAGACCACGATGAAAACTTTTCTGCAAGTATGCCAAAAGAGAGCGTTGATAAATTGATGGACTCACTAACAGACATGATGATAGTATTAGATACGATGGTGGATTGAATGAGCGAAGAACAAAATGAAATGTTAATTCTACTAAAAGAACTAGTAGACAAAGTGAAGAATCTAGAACAAACAGTATATCACAATGATAATCTACTAATGAAGTCAGGCTTCGTTGTGGCTGACACTCCTACTCCCTCTATGAACGATAACCCAAGTAACATGCCTACGGGCGATGTGATATCCAAGATGGATTGGGAAGACATACACAAGATAGTCGAGACAATGGGGTGATTAGATGCCAGAGAAAATAAGCAAGGAAGAGATGCTTGTCCACACGACTATAGACAAGGCAAAGACAGTAATTCAGGAAGCGCAGAATCTGGGTATCCTTGAGAACAAGGAAGATGTCAACGGGGAGACTGTGAAGGTCACGCGACCAAAAAAGAACCCCAAGGAAGAGAAGGTGAAGAACCCAGTATCGACTGATGACACCAATTCAGGATACGGACTTGCTGGTGACACGAACTAGGGGGGGCATGTTGTTGAATGCCCATATCAGGACTTGAATTTGAGAAAGAGACTGAAGACCTAACCAAAGAGGTCTTGGATTTTTTTGAGAAAGTCCGATACGCATACCTGTCTGCTAGAAACAACCCATCGGAGTATTCTGATGATTGGGCGGATAGTGTAGAACATATCAAAGACAAGTATGATTCTCTGAGCGACTTCTCATCTGAGTTGAAGGACTATATTGATGAGAAGTTGGTTTTCGATGATGGGGCCAAGAAGCCACAATCCGTTGAAGCGAAGAATTTGTTTGAAGCGGTAAAGGACATGAGGTTCAGGTCCGAGAAGGTCACTGACCCATTCTCAAAGAAGTTCGGTGAAGATGATGTCATACCCACTATGCTAGAGAACGAATCTGTTCTTATTGCCTTCTTGCACTATGCATTGCGGTCACATTCCAAGGCATTGCCAGATAAGGTATGGGACACTAAGAATCTAGATGCGGATGAAATAACCAATGGTTTCATGGGATTGGATTTGGATGAGGATGATTTGTCACTATACATCATAGAGCATTATGGCAAGGAAGACGAGGATAACAGGAGAATAGAATCCAAAGTCAAGAATGCACTCAAGACACTCAAGGATATGTTTCTCAGAGAATACGAGAAGCCTAAGTGGGACAACCTTCTGGAAGTCGATATAAAAAAAGCAGAGAAGAGTGATGAGGAAAAGGCCGAGATTGATTTCATAGTACCCAACAAACCAATGTATCGGATTTTTGAGATTGATGACATGAAGGCCCTCAAGGGGTTCTCAGGAGATTACCTAGTCCAAGAGAAGTATGATGGAATGCGGATACAACTCCATAAGAAGGGTAAGAGCATCAAGGCATACTCCTACAATGAGAAGGATATCTCAGATGCTTGCAAGGACCAGATAGAGAAACTAAAGGAGAAGCAATTCGGAGATTGCATTCTAGATGCAGAACTAGTTTTGTTTGATGGTGATGAGCCTCTTCATCGGGCAGACACCATAACACATGTATTCAAGAAGAAGAAAGGAGGACAACTAAGAGCGCATGTTTTCGACATCATGCACCATGAGGGGAATGACATGCATGGTGAGCCATTGCGAGAGAGAATCAATACTCTTCTCTATCAGTTCAGTCAACACTCCTCTGAGCAACTGGCATTCCCATCTAAGAAGGACACTAGAATGGCAGATTCGATAAAGGAGGTTGGTGAGTATGCCAAGGACATCATGGAACTACCTGCTTCAGAGGGAGTAATTATCAAGGATTTGGAATCGACCTATTACATAGGTAACAGGAAGAACCCTAAGTGGATTAAGTGGAAGAAGTTCGTTGACCTTGATGTGATTGTTCTAGAGAAGAAGACAACCAAGAGTGGTATGAAATCATATTCGTTAGGGGTTGGGCCAGTCAGTGCTGAAGTTGCTAGAACTTACAAGACAACAGAGCATGATGAGAAGGAATACCTTCCTGTTGGCAAGGCACTGAATACGAAGGAGAACGTGGATGTCGGTAGTATTGTCCGAGTCAAGGTGGATGAGGTAAAGAAAAACAAAGAAGGATTTACCCTTTACTCTGCCAAACTCATAGAGATACCAGAAGTCGACCAATCTGACAAGGTAGAGACATTGGAGCAACTCGCTACGAAGACTAGGAAATCTCTAGCATCTGATGCAGGAGAGGCCATCAGTAGTCTGAACCCATACAAGTTAGTCAGTGGGCTTACTCAGACTAATGGTAAGAAGGTCAAGAAGGGATTCTTCATCACGGATGGCATACACGGCAATGCGGAGATAATCGCGAAGAGCGAATTTGATGGGTTCACAATCTACGGGTTCAATGGTGATTCTCTGATGGCGAAGAATGCGCTCTACGACATAGACGTTTGGAAGACTGAGATGGAGAAACTTGTCAAGTCTAGAAGGTCCGAACTTAGAATAGCGATTCGTAATGAAATCATCGAGACATACGATAACAGGAAAACTCCATTTGGTAAGATAGTTGATTTCACCAAGAAAGAGTATCCAGAGGTCTTTGCTGATGTGTTTGATTCCTCGGATGATATGTTGATGAGTTGGTTGAAGGAACAAGAGAGTCTCAAATACCATCACCCTAACAAGTTCACCGCATTGGATGATGTCTTGGAGAAGGACGTAGAAGAGCCAGAGGTTTCCAAGGTTGATTCTGGAAGTTTCAGTATCATGCTAAGGGAAGATGAGAATTTGGATTTCATTCTAAAACTAGGAGAGTCTAGGAATTTCTGGATGATTGACATTACAGAACTAGATGATGTCTATGACCTATTTGGAAAGTCTGCTAAGTATCCGGCTATAGTCGGCAAGGATTTAGGCGAACATAGAAAGGAGATAGATTCGGGTGAGGTCGAATTAGGAGTTCAGAGAGATGGCTATCATGAATATAGAATCAAGGGAGACAAGTTCGATACTAGATTCCATGTGAGAATGGTTCCGTTGGATGAACAGAAGTCTTGGGTAGTGTGGACAGGTAAGAAACAAGATATGTTAGAATTAGATTCTGATGAGAATGTTTGGGATATCACTAAAGATAAATATGCAAAATTAGAACTTCCTAATTGATTTTGCATATTATGTTAAATAGTAAGAGTTGAAATTTTTGGGAGTGTTACTCTCAGGAGATATGCTACTAAAGGCAGAAAACAACAACGAGTTTACAATTCTAAAATCAGATGGATTAGTCATAGGGGGATATGCGTCAATAGAAATGGTCGATAAGCAAAACGACTTAATTACTCTTAGTGCATTAGACAAAGCCGTAAAGCAATACATGGGAGAACAGAAGTACAGGAATGTAATGTCAAACCATTCAAATGTTCAAGTCGGGGAGGTAATCGAGAAATATCGAGACAAAAACGGAAATCTACACAAGACCGCAGTAGATGACGTTGGGTTCTATGTCGTAATCAAAATGAGAGATGACATAGAGAAGGCAAAAGAAATTTCAAGAGGAATCCGAAAAGGAACACTTAGGTCATTTAGTATAGGAGGGCAAGCAATTTCTAAGAAGCAGAGAACATCTGACGAACATGGAGAATACAACGAGATAGACCGTTTGGAATTACATGAAGTTACAATCTGTGAAAAAGGAATTAACCCAGAAGCAAAATTCGACATTTTGAAAAGAGATGTTGGAGGTGAAAATAAAATGAGTGAAAAATTGGAAAAAGCACTTGAGGAGTTGAACGATTTGATGAAGCAAGTTGGACAAATCCACAAGGAAGATGAAGAAGAAAGCGATATGGAAAACATGTCATACAAGGGCGACGACGAAATGGAGTCCGAGGATGAGATGGAAGACATGGAGATGAAGGAGGATGACGAGATGGACGAAGAGAAGAAAGGTCTACCCGGCGGAGATGACGCACCTACCGAGGCTGAAGGAAACGAGGCTGGCGAGGAAGTAGTTACTAACGGAAACCCAAAGTCCACTCCAAAGGCCCTCTCTGTTAGCAAGGGACTAGAGGACAGTGATTTCACTACCCTCAACTTGACGCACGATAATGTCGAGAAGGCATATGAGGCGTTCAAGGCCGAGCAACTAGAGAGAATGGCATACGACAACCTAAGCAAGACTTTTGCTGACAGGTTCCAAGAGGAACTATCTGTTAGGAAGTCCACTGCTGAGAGAGCAGAGTATGATGCTCGCGTCGATGTTGCCGGACTAAAGGCTGAGTTTGCAGAACTACGCAAGTCTCTTACCGAGAAAGATGATGATATTCGTAAGGCTACTGAAGTCGCCTTTGGTATCCCTGAAGGCTACCCAACTACTGTTGAGGAAGCCGCAGAGATGTCATGGGATGACATTCACAACCTGACGAGGGGAAATTAAGGAGTTGATGAAAAATGACTGGATATATTAGAACGATGAAAGACTTAGAAGCATCTACCTACGGACTTCGTGGAAGTCAGGGTGATGCTCTTATGAAGAGCGCAGGTATTGTTGGAGGGTTCGGAACTCCCCACGATGTAACAAGCACAGAAGGTAATCCCTTTACTGGGGCTACTGGACTAGGCGACCTATACAACGTCCTTTACGGACAGAAGGTATGGTCAATGCTTAACCAAGAGGTTAACGCACTGTCCATGATTGCTAAGAGGCCTTACACCTCTAGCGGTTGGAGAGTCCTAAAGAGCCGACCACAAGGTGGCTCTGGAAGCACCTTCGCAGTTGGAGCAGGAGCCGCAGGTTCCGCCTCACCAAAGGCTGACCTAATTGGTGGAGTACCTGAGAACGAGGCATTGAGCAACATACCCGCTCTGTCTCCTGAGTATGCGAAACTCTACGTTAGCCCGAAGACCGTGGCTCACAAGTTTGAGTTCTCGGAACTCGGTATGGAACTAGCCGCTATTGACGACGGTGTTGGTGACATCAGGGCTATTGTCCGTGAGGACATGGGCAAGCACCACGCTGAGTCTCAGAACAAGATGCTTCTACTACCCCTTGAGGCATACGATGACAAGAGTGGCGCAACCAACGTGGAGAGGAACTACACTTCGCTACACAAGATTGTATCATCAGCCGCAGAGATTGCTGACATGTGGTCTAACGACCTGACCAACATCAGCAAGGGCGATGCTGGCGACCCAACCGATGACGACCTAACAGACCTAACGCAGATTTTCGGGTCTGTAAGGACTGTTACCATCACTGGTTCGGACAGTAGCGAGAGCGTGGCATCCACTGCATCTTTCCTAGACGCAGAGGTTGACTACGGTACAAGTTACGCCGCCCCTAACGCAAGAGTCCTAACTCTGTCGATACTAAACGACATGATTAGGAGACTAAGGCAGAACGGTGGAAGTCCAAAGGTAATGCTAACTGGATACGACACTATTCAGCACATCTCTGACCTGCTACAGAGCCAAGAGAGGTTCATGGACAGGAAGGAAGTTGTCCCAACCCACAACGGAGTTAGGGGTCCAAAGGGTGCTGAAGTCGGTTTCCGCGTAGCAACCTACTACGACATACCCATCATCCCAACAAAGGACATGCCGTCGACCAGCGCATCTACGGTCACGAACACCCTAAGCGACATAATGATTCTAGACACGGACCACCTGTGGCTATCAGTCATGAAGCCAACTCAGTACTTTGAGGATGGTATCTCCAACGGCAACCCATTCGGTGTTGGCAAGTTGGGTAACCAAGGGCTATACCGCACGATGGGCGAGACTGCTTGTTCCTTCTTCAAGGGACAGGGTAAGATAACCAACCTAAAGAGTGCGTGAGGTGGTTAAGTGGCAATAACTGTTACTTTAATCCCTGACCATAAGGGCTTCAGTGGCCCCAAGGTCAGTGCTGATGAGTACTATGTTGATGCGCTTTGCAACATCACTGCATACGAGACTGGTGGAGTTGTAGTAAACGCATCCGCTTTGGGTCTGTCTACCGTACATCAAGTAATGATTACTGGTAGGGAAGAATCTGGCACAAATGTAGTGGTAGATAGCGTACACTGTGAAGTTAGTGCGACTGGGGACTATGAATCCAGAACGTCCTTCAAACTTCACTCCACCATTATGTCAACTGGTGCGGCCACCGCTAACGGAGCCACAACAGTCAACATGGTAAGAGTCCGAGTATTCGGGCTTCTTTGAGTAAAACATAAAGTAGTGACCCTCTTCCTAGAGTAACAGGAAGGGGGTTACTACCCCACAAATTGGTGATACTATGGCTATGGTAAAGTTACGAGAAAACAGAGTACAACCCCTTGTATGTAGATACGGGGGTATTGAATACACGATAGGATATGACAGTGGTACGGAAATACCATTGATATATGCGATTAACATGTTGGGACATGCTAGTGCAGTTACTGTGGAATTCACAGAATCTGATGAGAAGATGCTTCCAAGGTTAGCACTATACAAGTTAGATGCTCTCAAGAGCAATCACCCAGACCTCTCGGATGATGATGACATCAAGAACATCAGAGAAAAGGTAATGCCGAGGAAGGGCGGATTCGTTAAGAAGACCTTCGGAAAGAAGCCTGAAGTCGTAGAGGAAATAGTAGAAGAGAAAATAGTAGAAGAGGAAATAGTCGAGGAGAAAACACTAGCACCACTACCTCCGAAACTCGATAAACTCACAGTTGCAAAGTTGAAAATTCTGTTAGAAGAGAGGGGATTATCAACAGAAGGTAAAAAGGCTGACCTCATTGAGAGGCTAGTGGAGGGAGCCTGATGGTAGGGGGATGTTCAAGCAGTGGAGTAATATCTGCAAGCAAGGTAGTTTCTTCCGCTAGATGCAAACTGGTGAGCATACACGTTACTTCCGTAAATGCAGATGCAAATGTCGTCAAGGTGTGGGATAGTCATGACACTACCACATCTGGCGACTTAGAGATAGTTAGAATCAACGTTCCTTCTGGGAACAATACTGCAAATAACGCATTCAATATGGAATTTGACATGCATGGGGTGATTGCGGCTGAAGGACTCTACGTTCAGATAACTGGAAGTGGAACCTGTGCAGTAACGGTGACTTTTGCGTGATATTATGCCAAGTTTAGAAAATGATACAAGAATGATAATGGCGATACTGTTCGTTGGAGCAGTAAGCGGAGTGAACGTACTAGCATATGCAGAATATGGGATATCCTTCCCATATGGTGCAGAGGCACATGCAGTCCTATTTGGAGTTAGTACGATTGGTGCAATATTAATGGTGAAGGTATTATTCGATGTCTTCATCAGCGACTACATTGAGGATTTCCTACTAAGGAGAGCAATCGACGGATATTGGGGTAGAAAGGAGAGAGAGGAGCAGAACAAGAGAAGGGTCAAGGATTCCATGAAGCAATTCCAGACCAACTTCCAGATAGCCCCAATGTATGGTGACCCCAATCTACCAACAATAAAGGCGGAAGAACAAGGAGTTAGTCCCTCTTTCTTAACAATAGAAAATCAGTGAGGGAGTGGTGTGAGTGGTCAGCGAAATCCTATTTGGAATGGATGAATCCACTCTTGCCTATGACCTACAAAGAGCGCACTCTGCTGATATCTGGTTCTTACGGGCTAGGTTCTGGTTTTGGGGGGCAGTATCCTGTCTCACTAGTTTTGTAATAGGACAGGCTATGGCAGTTCTTGGTATCAATACTCTTTCAATAGCATGGAATGGCTTAGTAGATTTCTGGAACCACTTGTGGTGATTGAATGTCAGTGATGGCGGGTTTCGCCATACTGATTGTCGAGGGACTGAATAAGATATACCAAAGAGTCCACGCGATAAACTTTGGAATTTACGGAGCAACTAGAGCAGGTAAGACTACACTCAACCATCAACTAAGAACTAGAGGAGATGTGCCTGATATCAAAACTAGGACAGTGGGATTACAACGTGCTTCTAGAAAATACATCAAGTTAGACGGTGATGCACATACTGTGAAAACTGCTGACATCGGTGGGCAGACAACATACTGGAATGATTGGATTCATGATATGCGAAGTCGTAAAGTGAGATACATCATATTTATGATTGATGATAGACATATGGACAAGCATTTTGACATCGAACAACAACTGTGTTGGACATTCCTAATAGATACAATCTGTGCTTCTGAATGGAATGTCAATGGGAAGAGAAAGAAAAAGCGAGAAGCAGACTATCCTATCGCAGTAGGTATATGGGCTAACAAGTACGACTTGTGGAAGGACAAATACGAACACGATGGCCCAATAGAACAACATCCTATCTTTTCTGCATTTAGAGATGGGATTCAAAGACTGAATGATAAAGGAATTCCTTGCTACAAATACATAGTAAGTGCCAAAACTGATTCAGAGA